GAAAAGCTGGTTCTTTTTTATAATGTCCCCCTTCGGCCCCATATACATTTTTATTATTATAGTGTTCTTTTTCTTCAGCATCAGTAGGGAATTCTCCCCCTACTCTAGGAGAAGTAATATTATTACCATCTCCAGCGTTCCCTCCACTAGATCCTGTGCCCATATATTCTTTAATGACTGCATTTATTAATTCTCTGAGTTCTTTTTTAGTCATTTAATTCCTTTTTTAACTTTTCTCTAGTATTAGAAACATATTGTTTAAGGTCTTTAGTAAATTTATTTTTATCTATACCTCCAACCCATTTTTCAACTACTCCATCTTCAGAAACATATCCTTCGTTTGATGCATTAGCTATATCTAATAAATATGATTCAGTTTCATCTAATAAAGATATTTTGTTTTTTATTTTTAGATTTTTTTCATAATCATTATAAACTCCCTCTGTTCTTAATTTATGTTCAAATTCTATAACACAACTCCAACATTTTTTATGAATTTTATAATTAGGTTCATCAAAACGATGTTTCATTACTTTATTACATTTAGGACAACATAAGGGCATAAATACTTCTTTTTTAATTTTATCTAATTTAGATACTGTTTGTTTTATACCGTTTTTAATTGTCCATGTTTTTCTTCCTTCTGTCCAAATGTCTCCTTCTTTATAGTCTTTTGTTTTTTTATTGTAACCAATTTGTGTACCTGTAGATGCATCATTTTTACCCATAACTAAATTACGGACTCTATTTACATCTTTTCTTTTAAATTCTTTTTTTAACATAACTTTATTTTAATCTATACTTCTACCTTTATCCATATCTCTTTGCATAGCTGACATTTTTCCTCTAATAAATTTATCTCTCGCAGCATTAAATGCATCGTCAGATACAAATACTCTATCCCAACTATTTTTTGCTTCATTATTAAATACTATTTCAACGTTTCCAAATCGTCTACTTACTTTATCTTTCCAATCCCCTAATGCTAATTCATCCCCTATTACCATACTACTGTCATCTAAATTAGGAAATGAAATAGCATCTTCATAGTAAGGTTTACCTGTTTGAGGACGTATAAATTTTTCTTTTTGATAATGATTAGGAAAAGCTTTTTTAAGTGTTTCAAAATCTAAATCTTCTAAACTAATTTCAATTTCTCCACTTGTTAAGTCAACATCTTCTTGTTCATATAGAGATTTAATACCTGCTAATTTTTGAAAACGTTCTATTAAAGGTTGTTTTTTCATTTTATTTTCTTTTTTAACACCTTTTTAATTAAGTTTCTTAACTTTTTTTCTTCATTAAGTGAAAATTCTTCTTCAAATAAAGCTCTTAATTTTTTACTTGTTTGAATTTCAGATATAATTTCTTCCTCATCTTTAAATGCCGGATTATCATGATAATGTGTAAGTTCGGTATCAAATTGAGGGCTAAATGGATTAGCAAATTGACCATCAGTCTGATGTTTTGTTCTTGGGTCTTTTGGTGTTGTAGTTGTAGGTCTAGGACACATTCCCCCCTGAAGATTAACTGGTGTTGGTGCAGGCTGACCTGCGGGTGCATCTGGCATATTTACTTCTATTACTTCATAATCTATATATCCTGAGTGATTTACAAATTCCGATCCATCAGGGAGATATATCAAATATGGTACTCCATTACCTGTCATATATGAATCTCCTTGTTGGGGTGTTTGACCATCAATAGTTGCACAAGGAGTAATATGGACTGATTGTTGTCCTGGTATTTGATGAGAATTACATTCTACTGCTTTAATTTGCATACATGCTGTGGTGCTTGGTGGTGTACAACAACCAGTATTACCTGGATCTGGATCATTATTTTGATCAGGACATCCTAAATTTGATGGATCATAATTACCTGATCCTGGTACATCACAACTACATCCTCCAGTTGCCCCTACACTACTTACTACTATATTACCACTTGGGTTATAGGTAGGATCTACCGCAGATGGATCTGTGCTACATGATTCACATGCTCCATTAGGCACTCCCACACAATAAAGTGGATCATTTGCAGTAGCATTCGTATCTTCGTTACAGTCTCCTACTGTAGTACATCCGTAAACTGTAGTACTTATACAAGCTGCTGCTGCTGCTGCTGCATTAGCATGTGTTCCTCCAAGCCCAGTTACTGCAACATATGGTGGATTTGCTGATAAATCACAATCATAAGTTATACAATCAGAATTATTTGCTGACATAGTATAACCAGAACCATAGTTATCATTACCCGAAACTCTACATCCTCTACAAGTGCCATTTGGATTGGTAGCTAGGTTATTTTTATCAGGACAACAATTCATTTTTGCAGCCTGCAGAGAACTATAAGGACCAAAAGCTGTATTAGGAGTATTAGCTGTTGCTACTCCTGTATCAGTAACTATATTTCCCCCATAAGGCCATTGGCTAAAACCTACCCAAGCAGCCCAATCAGCAGCTAAAGTTCCAGCTGAACAATCATTAAGAGGTGGGGGAGTAAGACTTTGTTGTTGATGTACACCTAAACAATAATCTCCAGATGGACTTCCTGCTATAGTACTATCTACTCCTCCAGCAAACCCACCAGTACTTGACTGAGCACCATTGTTACTGTCTCCATCACAACAAAATTTATCACCTATATCAAGTGTACCAGCATATTTAGCTGTGGAATCAGCAGTACAATAATATTCGAGTAGTGGGCCATAATCAGTTCCTCCTGGATCTGGTGGTGGTGTTGAGTCATCAGGCACAAGATCATCAAAATCCATAGGTTCATTATCTAAAGGTTCTATTTCATTGTCCCTTCCTCGAAGTTGTTCTTTTAATTCTTTTTTGACTATTTTATATAAATCTTTTTTCTTCATAATAATTTTTATCTAAATCCAGTAGCTAATCCACCTAATATAAATTTTCCAGTTATTTTAAAAGGAACACTAGCTATGCTTTTATCCCTAATTACTACTCCTTCATGGTTTTCTACTGAGCCCATAGGTGAATCTAATACTTTAAGTACTTCATCTCCTAATTTTTCAGTAGCTAAGTAAGTTGTAAATCCTTCTACTGCTTTTTGTCTATCTTCAGATGTTTCAAATAAATCATCTATATTTTCTCCTTGGAGAATTGCAAGATAAACTTGTTTAGAAACAGCTCCAACTTTTTTTCTAGTACCATTAACGTTCATAAATATAAAACTTTCTTCAGGAATGTTATTTAATATATTCAACCATTCCCCTAATGATTTTGTTTCTGTATTTTCACCTGCTTCTATTGTATATCTTTTAGATAATGCTGAATTGAAATTAGGTTTCTTTTTCATTTTTGTGGGTACAGATCCATAAATTTCATATCCTCTTTTTTTAGCTGTTGGTTCTAAATTTTTAAGTAATGATTCTAAAGCATTTTTATCATAAGATATTTCTGAAGATACTCTTTTAGTTAACATTTTTCTTGCTCCTTGTACTTCTTTTGATTCTATTTTATTTAAACCATGAATTGCTATAAAATTTGAACCATATTCTTGTACATTGGTTTTACCACTAACATATTCCATATTAAATAAAATATTTGGATTTTCCCAAGCACCTAATTTTTTAAGATCATTTTCAAGTGAAGGTAATGCTTCATTAAACATATCTAATACTTCTCCTCCTACTTTTACCATTCCATGTCCATCACCAAATCTATTTAATAAATCATCTTTTGTTATACCTTTTATATCTAAAGGTTTTTTAGAACCTCTATCCATTACAAATTGCTTTTTACCATCTAAATCAACTAAACGAATAGAACTATTTACTCCATCTATTTTTACTGCTCCTGGATTTGTTTGGAGTGAATTTGCTGATTTTTCAAATATATCTTTTAAATCTTTACCTGAATTAACATTAGGTAAGTTAAAAGGATGAGCCATATGTCCCGCTGCGCCCCCTTCTGTTAGAATATTTAACCACCAATTTTTTGAAAATAATCTTGTTTCTAAAGATAATTGTGGATTTGTGGTTTGAAAATCTTTTTTTCTCATTATTGTTTTAGCTATTATTTTATCTACTTGTTTTAAAAAAGGTATATTAATATCTGTTCTATTATCAGATGCTACTACTTCTTTATACTTTGATAAAAAATCAAATAATTCTTTTTTCTTTTTGGCTAAACGTTTAAAAAATCCAATTAATTCAGCATTTGAAATTTTTTTATCATTACGAGGATCATTTAATCTATCAAAAAAATGTTTAGAAGTTAAATCTACATCCACAGGATCTAATTGTTTATCTGCAAAATTATCTATTGATTTTATATCTTCTTTATCTAATTCATTTAATTGTTTAGGTATTTTATTTAAATTTAACCCTATATTATCTCCTATATTAATATTATGTTTTTTACAATAACCCCCTGGTAATTCTAAAACATTGTCTGCTTTTCCTGAATATTTAGGACACCAGCCCCCTTTACAAGGAGGAGCGTTATGTTCTATTTTATTTATTTTATTATTAACTATAAAAATTATATCTAAAGGGATTTTACAATTTTGCATATGAAAATCTCTTTGAGATATATTATTATAAGGAAAAACCATACCCCCCTTTAATGAATCTCTACCTATCATTCCTTGCATCTGTAATTCAGGGGTATCCATTATTTCCAAAGGTATAAAATGGCCATTTATTGTTGCTGTGCTTGTACCATGATTTTCGTATAATTTTCTTGTTAAGGTGCCTTTTAAATATTTAGGTACTTCATAATATTTATTTTGTTTATCTAATCTTTTAAGGTCTTTTTTTAAACGTCTTAAATTTTTATTATGTTTAGCCATTTCTTGACGTGTCATAGTACCTCCTAATTCATAAAGTTGATGGATTTTTTCATGTGTTGTTAATCCTTCTTCCCAACTAACAGGTGCTGTTTGTCTATTATGTATTTGGTCTCCTTTTCTAGGTATATCTTTTTTTCCTCTATACCCCGCTTTATACTCACTACTTTTAGCAAAATCATAGTATTTATTTCTTGGATCATAAAAATCTTCTTCTATAGATGAAACTAAATCCCAAGCTTTATCTTTATCAATATGGTCTGGTAGATATTTTTGAAACGATTCTTTATTATTATCTTTAATAAAACCTCTCATTTCAGTACCTGATACACCACCTGCTTGTGGGGGTACTAAAGATGTTTTAAATGTAATCCCTCTTGGTTCAGCAAATTTACCTATATTAGAAAAACGTTTATCATTAATGTCTTTTTCTCCCATTCCTAAGTAAATAGTAGAATTTTCAGGTGCTTCTTTTTCAACAAAATCATATACATCTCTTACTGGTGAAGGAGATTCTGATGGTAGTATTGTAAGTTTTTTAGCTAATGGGTCTTTATCTGTGGTTCTATATAAATTCCATAATCTAAGAGACATTTCTCTTGTTATACCATCTCTTTCTTTAGCACCTACTTTTATAACTACAGTGTCTGCATCTGTATTAGATGCTAACCACTTAGCCATATTATAATGACCTGCATGTGGGGGTTTGAATCCCCCAGGTAAGAGTGCGATTTTTGACATTAATCGTATAGTTTGTTATAAATATAAAACTTTACGACAAGGCTAGCCTTTTTTTAATTAATGTAGAAGTCGTAAGTTTAGTTGCATTATGAAGTAATTTTGTAAATACTTCAAAACCAAGTTCAGATGGATCTTTATCCCCCATTTCTATAATATAGACTTTTTTTCCATAAGATAAAAAAGTTTCTGCATGGTTAAAAGCATCCTTTAAAGCGTCTTCATCTAATGCAAGATATATTTTTTCTACTTTAGATTCTATAATTTTTTTCATTAAAGTTGTAGAAATCTTTTTTCCAAATAAAGGAATCGCATTACGTTTTATTGCCATAGCATCGAATACACCTTCGCATAAAATCACAGGAAGATCCCAGTTTATATACATTTCAAATCCAATTATGTCCTTGGTACTGGAAGCCAATTTATGTTTAATATACGCGTTTTTATCGAACGAACGACCTACATAATAATTTAGGAAACCATCTTTATCATAACTTGGAATTACTACCATATTTTTTAATGGTCCTTGTTCACAATAATGTAAATCATATTTTACTATGTCTTGTTTTGTAATTCCTCTTTGATCTAAATAATGTAAAGCATGTCTTGATAAAACTGCAGATGATGATATTATAGGTACTACTTCTTTGGGTAAAGTTAAAGTATTAGGATCAACTTTTTGTTTAATTTGTTTTTTAAAGTTATATTGTTGATCTATTTCTTTTAAAATACCAAATGTAGCTCCTGGGGCATTAACTTTTTTAAGTAATTGAAAAGCTCTGTGGCCTTTATAACCACAAACCCAACATTGAAATTTTTGGGATAATAAATTAAATGTTAATTTTTTCTTATGATGATTACAAGAAGGACAAGTAAAAACAGCTTCATCTCCCCCACGAGCAGATTTACTTCTACCTAAAACTGATTCTAATAATTGTTTTAATAAATCTTCTTTCATTTAAAATCCCTATCGTAAAATTTACCTAATATATTGTCATTAAGGTATTTTTTATCTTCTAAAACTTCTAACATAAATTGATACTTACATTCTAAATATGTAAGTTCTTTTTTGTTAAAAGCCACTTGTAGGATTTTTCTTTCTAAGTCTTCTTTATTTGCTTCTTTTATAAAACTGTGTGAACCATAGTAAGTTTTCCAATCGCTTTCTTTTTGTACTTGTTTATATACAGGAGGACGACCTTTTCCTTCCCAAAGTGCTTTTTCTTTTTTACCCAATTTTTTCTTTAAATTATAAATTAAAGATTTTTTTCCAATATATTTTTTTCCTGTTGGAGTGTGGGTTGTTTGATAAATAAAACCGAATGCTCCTTCAGGGAGGTCAACGATTTCATTAATTTGATTGTTTAAGTAATACCACATAATAATAAATGTATAAAAGAGATTTTAGGTATCCCAACGAAGTACAAAAGTTGTGTCAGTTTCATCTGACATTCTTATAGGTTGTCCTAATTTACCAACAACTAATAATTCATTATCTTCATTATATAAACCAATTGTTGTAACATGTGGTTTAAAATTAGAACCAGTAGCAAAATCAGCTATTTCATAAGATGTATTTGATTTTTCTTTACGAGCAGATATATTATATGAACCATTATATTCATCC